TTAGTATACCTTTTAACTTTTTTTCTTTTTCTTTTAGAGTACCACCAAGAGAGATTCTACTATTAGATACCATTACATGCTCTACTGAATCTCCTATCATTAGTTTTACTTTGTCGCTTAAACCGTAACCTAACTCATGTGACCTGTCTATTAGTCTCCAAAGATCAGTTAATTTCTGATCATTTAAATATTTAAGTAGTGAATCTGGCGCATTTTTAATGTAAGGTTTTAAGTCATTATCTACACAAAGTTCTATGTTATATTTCTCTGGAGAATTTTTTATATTATACACCTCAGTTTGATATTCTAAAACTTCATCACTATATTCTATATTTGTAACATTAAGACTTTCTAAAAAATTTTGAATAAAAATTAGATTATCTTCAGTAAAACTAAATGACCATGCCTTCTTTTCTACGTTCCAAGTAACATCGGTTTTATTACTCTTACCATGCGAGAATAAACGACGCGGCACATCTGCCGTACTAAACTGTTCAGTCATATCTAACCCCGTCATAGTGAACGGAAGTTTTAAGTAGATGGAATTGTCTTCTATATAAACTTTAGCAGGCTTTTTCATAATAAAAAAGGGGAGGCACTGTGCCTCCCCAAGTGTTATAGATACTTATCACTGGAGCGTTGCAATAAGTATCTATGTGGCGTTGGTTATTTAAGTATGCTAACCTCCGCCATACGCTTCCAGTTGTCTTTAGACAGTTTACGCAAATCACCAATCTTAAGAGCGGTGCGTAGCGACACTTCTCGAAGTCTGTTTTTGTTTTCGTCCATATAGTCAAGAACTTCTTGCTGGGCTTGGTCGCTCAGTTTGTAGCCTTTAAACAATTCACCGCTTTTGGCAATCTGCTTAATTCTAAGAGTCTTGTCGCGCATCGTGTCCAGTGTAAGGTCCAAGTAGTGGCAACGTGACTGTAGTGCTTCTAAATGGTCCTTGACTTTCTTAGAGCGCACATTCTCAAACTTTACGTTAGTAATAAAGATTGCCGAACCATGAAAGTCGAACGAGTTAGGAATGCCTTCGGATCGAAGTTTAGCACTGTCAGCGTTCCAACAAATTCTACGCCGTTTGCCGGAGTCCAGTGCCGCTTTAAGAATGTTCAACGACAAATCATCAAACAGCACGGAGTCACAGTCATCAAACACTAGCACGTTACCGCGATCGCTGTACTCGTACAGTTTAGCGTACAGTCCGAGAGCAGTCATCGCACCCTTTACAACATCGTATCGCGTACGAGTGCCTTTGATTTTGTCAAACAGTGAAGCCTTTTCGAGAGTTGTTTCAACACCGTATGACTTACCAACACCCGGAGGGCCTGTAACAATCATTGCGCGGACGTCACCGTTGATGGATGCTTCAGTCATTTCGTTAAGGATGCTGAAACGCTCGCCGATACGTTCCATAATCTGCTCATCAGTTTCTTCAACCACTTTCGGCGCTCTAGGCTTCACAAAGTCTGCTGAAACAGACTCTTGGGCCTCCATTGCTTCTTCTTCTGTGGCAGTCTGATACGCCATCACGTTCTCAATTTTAACTCGAATGTTTCGAGCCGGAAACTCGGTAGGCCTGAACGTTCCATCAACAGTAAGAAACATTCCGCCCTTACCATAACTTGGATCTTCCTTTGCCAACGGAAAATATCCGCTAACTTCTTTTCCAGCATGGACACCTTTATGAATGTATACAAAGTTTGACATAATTCGCTCCTTATATGTCTATTAGTTAATTAAACTTGGCGGGGGACGTCATATCGTCCCTGCATGGTGAAGGTTCCGAGGTGCGTGGCGTTGCCAGTTGCGGGCCAATTTACCTCGCCTTTGAACGCCTGTACTCTCAAAGGAGTGTCAAAACCATTGGTTTTGGGGTTGGCGTTAAACTGCCCAACAGCACCTATCAGTGTGTCGTCGTAAATACAAGTCTCACGCTGAGATCCAGCAATGTTTCGAAAGTTGATTACAAAAGTGTTGTTCATTTATCGTCCCTATTTCTTTAGCGTATATATACATTATACAGGAAGTAGCGAAAATGTCACGAAAAAAGTTGCTCTAAGTACTTGATTTTATTGAGGTTTTTTATTTTTTGTTTTTTTAGTTGTTTTTTTAGTGGTTTTTGCAGGTTTCCACTTGGCTGTGACTCTGGTAATCTTTTCTAAATTATCTATTTGAATATCTATTTCTTTTGGATGAGCAAATACGTTAATAACTGCACCATTTGGATCTACGAAAATACACTCCTCATTTTCAAAGTAATTATTTGGATTAAAGTCTGGAGAAGGCAACCAATAGCAGTCATAATCCATGTCCTTAAATGTTTGTAATAGATCTTTCTGATTTTCTTGGCACTCTGCAATAACAAATGGTCGATGTGTAGAAAATAAACGTGTTCCGGTATGTAGTACATCTGCTTCATTCCCCTCAACGTCTATCTTTACTAGATTACAGTAGTCTAATTGTATATCATCTAAATTAAAAACCGCACACCGCTCTACTTCATTGCCCGTGTCTTGATCAGTAGTTTTTAATGCGCCATGATTTATTTCATCTGCTACTCTATTAAGAGGAAGGTATAACGGGCGTTTTGTTCCTACTGCACCTTTAATTGGCGTTACGTTAAATGCACTGTTAAGTGTTAAATTAGTCATTAAGAAAAAATAATTTAAATGACTTGGTTCGAAAGCATACACCTCGCCTTCATTTCCTATTACACTAGAATAAAAAACAGAATGTACTCCAATATTAGCGCCTACGTCAATAACTTTTGCTCCAGGACGAAGAATTTGAGATGCTAGTGCCAACTCTGCTTCAGCATATTCGCCATATTGATCTAAACTTCGCCCTATTACTGTATCATTTATATTGTATGAGAAATCTCCGTGCTTACAAGGTTTAACTCTTACGTGATTATTTTGTATTATAGGAAATCCCATTACACTCTATCTCCATAGTTAGTTAGCGCACCAGTCATCCATGGAATAATCAAACAAGTTTCGTCAAAGTACCCCTTCGCTTTAATCATATCATGTGTACATTCTGGTAGTGCGCCTCGCTCCTGTAATGCGGCGTGATTTAAACTATACGGGTTATTTACTTCTTCCCAATCTTTCATCGGTTTAATAATAGCATGGATATTTCGATCATTAAACTTTTTAAGAAAGTATCCTTTATCACAGTTCCATCCTGCCATTGCTAAGTGCGTGATTAGTGTTGGAAGCGAATAAAAGTTTTTATCGTGGTGATTAAATCTTGTTTTGAGCCTTCCGTAATCAGTATCTAAAGCCTGTGGCACAGTTAAAAACAGCAATGAATACTCAGTCATCACTCTACGCATTTCAACTAGTCCTCTAACAGGATCGATTAATTGTTGTAAAGAGTGGTGACACCAACCCAAATTAAATTCGTTATCTTTATACGGCATATTTTGTATATCACCGCAAGTAAAATCAAACTTGTCAATAGATCTGTCTATTAGATCTATACCAGACACTTTAGTATAACTAACGCCAGGCTGGGTTTCATCATAAGGCGCCTGTTTTGTCCACCATTCAGTCACTGATCCATCACCGCAACCAAAATCGCAAACGTGAAGCATATTTTCAAACAATTGCTTTGAGATTACACTCTGTACTTCTTTAGCGGCCGCTTGTTGGGCTAGTATGTCACCATATGGCGCCGTATCTATCATACTGTAACATCCTCCATACCTGCTGTTCGTAAGCGTATAACATTACTTACCTGAAATTGTTTAACATCCAGTCCTTTAACAACTCCCAGCCATTTATTACGAATTAACGCAACTTCATTAATAATAGTTTCTAAGTCCACTACCTCATCTTCACCGTCTACATACTTTTCAGCATCACGAGCACTGAGGGCTCTGTTATAACTTTCTAAATACTTTTTAAAATGCTTGCGTCTTGTTTTGCGTAATTGTATATTAAGGTGCTGTAATATTGCTTCTATTTCTTGTAATTGATTAAACCGATGTTCTACAATGCCCGGCAATGCCGTAGCATTTTTTTCTAGAACACCGGCAATCTTAACGTCCTTTTTGGCATGTATAAGTTCACCTTCGTAATATTCCAAAGCATCTGGAATATTACCCATACTTTGAACTACCTTACTATACCACACTATAAATCACCACTCTTGTTCCTCTTCATCATATTCTTCTTTATCAAATTCACTAGCAATTTGTTCAATTGTAGTGCAGGTTTCTGCCAATTCATCAACAATTTCTGAATGGCCTTCTTCATATAGATAGTTTACAAGCTGCTCTGCAGATAGTGGTAATTCTTTTTTTGGAATGTATGCCTTCAACATTTCCCATGTTTGTATTAAAACAGTACTATTCACAAATATTCCTCGGGTTAAATTTAAGGATATTTATACTTCTGATTCAGATTCTTCAATTTCTATATCAGAAGATTCCTCTACTGTATTGCCGAAACTAAAATTTCGATCCTGTAGATCATTCATAATAATGTTTAATTTATCACCAGTCCAGCCTTTTCTAAACTCCAACATCTCAGTACCATCTTTAAGAGTATATCCAAGCCTATTTCCACTTTTCTTAACCCAACCTTGTGCTTCAAACATGTCCAATAATCCACTATACGGATCCATTCCAGTTTCATAAGGAATCTTGACTTGTACGCCTTCAAACGGTTTAGCGTAACGTGTTTTCATAACCTTACATCCTGCTCGGATACCCATAACTTGACTAATCTTGTTACCATCAGCATCTTCTTTAAGTTTTAACTTTTTCATAGCAATAACAACTGAACTTGCGTAGATAAAGCCTTGGCCGCCAGAAATCTTGTCATCTGGATCAAACATATCTTGTGACGCGTAGGTGTGGTTAGTAGCAAGTAATCCTACATTATATCCACCAAACATATTAACACAATTACGAACAAGTGCTGTCAATGCTTTTGGCTTTCTACCCATATCACCTTTCATATCACCCTTTTGGAATTGATCAACGTCAGTTGGTGTAAGTAGCATACCTAACGAGTCTACAACAAAAAGAACTTTAGGGCGTTCTTCCTCTTCCATAGTCTTATAATCTTTCATAAAGACGCTAATTGTTTTAGCAACGTCATCAATCATACTCATTGACAAACGAAGTAGTTTTTCTTCGCTAGTGTCTACGCCGAGTCTTTCTAACCAGTCCTTATCAAGTGCTGATTCTGTATCAATTAACACTACAAAGATGCCTTGCTCCTGTGCCGCCTTTACCACATTTCCTGACGCAATATAAGATTTACCACTACCAGACTCTCCTGCTAATACAGTAACTCTTCCGAGCGGAATTCCTTTATAAAAATCTCCACTAATAAGATAATTTAAGCAATAATTGCCTACAGAAATCCAATCAGTAGGATCGTTAAAGCCTACTGATAATCCATCAATAGACTTCGTAATATCTTTTCTAAATTTGCTTACATCAAACGGTTTTACCATAAAATTTTCCTCATAGAATATATTATAAAATTGTGAAAGATCTCGCTGGTTACCGGAAGGAGATTTTTGCCGGAACTTTCACAAACTTTATATATTATTGACTTTGTCTAGCACGGATAGTTGCTAAAATATCCTCTGCTTTTGACCCGCCACCACTACTTTGCGGAGTTTCGGAGACTACCGTTTCTTCTTGTTTTTCTTCCTTAGGAGCAGGAGCAGTAGTGGTTTCTTCTGCCTTGCTGGAAGTTGGATCTGTTTGTGGTTTGTACATACCTGCTGGACGGAAGTATTGCCCAAATGCCTCGGGATCATATTGTCCACCGTCTACAGA